GTCTTTTACGATCACAGGCTTGGATTCCATACTCTCGTTGCCGACTTCAAAACAATTGTGCCTTTTCAGGTGCTCCCGGTGCTGGGAGCGGCTCGTAATCATTGAACCGTCAGCCATCGACTGATAGGGCTGAATATCTGGCTGGATCATCACGCCTTCAGCCGGGGTTCGCTCGACTTGATCTATCGGGACCCACTCACCGTTAATTGATACGTATCTCATAGCAGCATCATCACTTCTTCGTCGTCCAGTTCGATGTGTAGGTTCCAGATCCGCTCGACCCGGTCCAAGTCGTCGAGCATCTTGTCGTAGTCAATCGCGGGCAAAGTCGATGCGCGTTTCTCTGTATACGGTGCTGCGATCTCTGTCGCAACGTCTGGTCTGCCTTCAACGATTCGCTCAAACGCATAAATAATCTCGTCTTTTCGCCGCTTTTTGTCTTGTATTTCTTTTGCAAACTTCTTTTTGAGGTAATCGCCGTCATGGGTATCCAGCACAACAATCGGGGTGACGTAGTCCCAAGTTGCGCTGTCCCATGTGCCGACATCCCATTCGCCATTCATTATTGGACGACTTCGACCCCGATTGCTCTACCGTCCGGGCCGCGAATGATGCGTTTTTTTGCAGTTAGCGCCGTCATGATGTTGCCCATCCTGTCATTTGAGTCGTTCTGCGTCTGTGCGAGTGCTTCTTGCATTGCGCTCACTTGCGAGAGTCCCGTGCCTAGCTCTTGAGCCATCCGAGCGGCGCTGGCTGTGATTGCGTCCACCAGAGGCGGGTCGCCGCCAGGGTTTGCGCCAATCCTTGCCACAGTTACCTTGGTTGCTGCCTCTAGTTCTGCCTTCCAGCGGTTGAACTCGTCCTCTTGCGCGGCTTGCTGCGCTTTCATCGCCATTTCGTGCTGCATCTTCTGTTCTTCGATCTGCGCTTGCATCTGCGCGAGTTGCATATCTGCTTGAATCTTCGCTTGGTGCATCTGCGTGTCGATCTGGGCCTTTACCTGAGCGGCTTGCGAGTCTGCTTGCATCCGCATCTGTTCGCCTTGGGCCGAGGCTTGCATTTTCGCTTGCTCAAGCTGTTGCGCGGCTTGGATCTTTATCATCTCTGGGTCTTGCGGCGCGGGTTTCGGGTTCATCGCCGCTTGCTTTTGCGCTTGCTTCATCTTCTCAAGAGCTTGATCTATTGCCCCTTCAATCGGCGCGGCCTGTTTGAATGCGCCGACTCCGAATTTCATCAATTCGACCAACATCGGAACCAACTCTGGCGATTGCTGGCCCACGGGCAACGCTTCGCGCATGAAACCGCCGAACGCAGTCAGGAATTCAACGCGATCCTTCTTGTTCTGCTGTTCGTCAAGTTGCACCAAGCTGTCCGAATCCACCTCAATCCTGAAGTTTCGCAACGGGCTTTCTTGCAGCAGCATAAGTGCTTGCGGCACTAGGGCTTGATCTTCTTCGCTCATCTGCTCAGCCGCGGCGTACTCTAAGATTGTCTTGGGCTGAAACTTTGTGCAGATAATCTGCGCTTTTAGACGGATCAAACCGCTGGCGAACAGCGCGACTTCTTCCTGCATCGAACGCAAACGCAGTCCGGCGTATTGGCCTTTGATCTGCTGCGCGGTTGCTGTCTCAGACGCACGGGACGCGCCCCGGATAATGTCGCTGATGCCTGTAATTTCGTAGATTTGCGCTTTAATTTCTTCCCGCGCCCGATAGCATTGCAGAAGCGCGTTCGACAGCGTATCCAGCGGCAAGAGGTCGATGCTTCCCTTCAGCCCGCCCTTTTCGCTGAACGCCATCCATTTATCGACCGGAATCAGCGCGTTGTTTTCGCCTTCAGTCAGTAGTCGCTGAAGGCTGGGCTGGCTTGCGTCATAGACACCCCGAACCCGTAAAGCCTTCACAAGCCCGTCAATTCGATCTGAGAGGATATCTAGCTCGTTTGCTTGGTCTTGATACAGGATAAAGTCAGGAACCGGCACAAGCGTGTCTGAGGTCGTTGTGGCGTACAACGGTTCGCAGCAAGGAAAGAACCCCTCCAGTTCTAGCGGATCGTCCCGCTCGTCGATCATTTCTGGGTTGTTCTTGCTGAACCAGAAGACCTTGCCGCTGTCTTTGCACCAAAGCTCACAGATTTTCGCTCGGGTGCGCTCTTTGGTTGATTGCCCGTAGTTCGTCAGCGTTTCAGGGCCGCTGTCCAGCGCAATCTTCTTACCTGTTTTTTCTCCGAACCGTTCGATTAGGGCTTCCCGGCTCATGTACACCCAGCGCCAGACGCAGGTAACTTCTTCCCATGTGCGGGCTGTTGAATGACCAAAGTCCTTCCAATGAACGTAATCCGTAGGGGCGCACTCGTACTCTATTTCCTCTTGCGGCTCGGTTTCTCCAGCGGTGTAGTCTTGGCTTTCCGGGGCCGGTGCGCCTTCAGGGGTCTGACCTTCAGCGCCTTCGTTCTCAACGTCCTCTGTGACTTGCAGGCCGTCCTCTGGAACGTCCTGCTGGCGAACGTGAGGCTCATAACGCACCCATGCCACGCCGCGCCCACCGAGGAACCTGTCCTCGACCGCGTGTTTCATCGTTGCGCGAAAGTCGGGGTAATGCTCAATCTCAAAGTCCAGAGCGCGTTCAAGAAGCTGCCCAGCCACGCGGCCCACTTGGTCATTGTCCCCAAATCGACGCTGGGCTACGGCTTTTGGCAGCTTCGCGTACACAGCAGGAATCAGCGTCTGGACGTTGGACCAGAGGATATTGAATTTGGCGGTTTCGTTCGTGTGTTGGCTGCGGTTATCGTCACGATAACGCTTCACGATCTTAGTCGTGCGAGCTTCCCACTTCTTGAATTCGTTATCGTATGTCGAAACGACATTAAGCCATTTCTGTACGCCTGTGCTGGTTGGTTCCATTTATTTATTCCTGTTCGATATCGCCGCGGCTTTGCTTTTTGCGTCTTCTTTGCTGTTTGCGCCCCATGCTCTCAGCGCTAACGCTAGACGAGTCGGATCTCCGTTCTTTTCCATCGGCCCCGGCATATTGCCCATCCTCGCCAGAAACGAAGCGCGGCGCGGGTTATCGCCAGCCTTCACGGGAGCCTTTAGCGTACCGCCGGTTTCGGCTTTGTAGCTCGCTCGGCCCTTGGCGTTCAGACCGCCCGCAGGATTCTTGCCTTCTTTGCGTGTCCACGCTGCACTCATTTTGTGAATATCACATCCCTGTTGACCCGGTCAGCAATCCTGTAGCCCATGCCAGCCAGTAGGTTGATCGTGTCAGCGTCTGTGTATCCGTATCGCTCACCGAGCGTTTTAAGCTCGAGCGTAATCACGGGCCAGCTTGCCTCAATTGTCGCAATCGCTCCGAGCAATGCTTCGTGTTCTGAGCCTTCAACGTCCAGTTGCAGCAGATCGCAGTCCGTTACGCCCAAGCTGTCAATTGTGATGACCTCAAACTCGTCACCTGGCTGGATCTGGTGCGCTCCGATGTTGTCGGGCTGGATCTGGTCAATCGCTGCGCGTCCAGGTTCTTTCCCAAACGCAGCCCGACGAGAAATGACCTTTTGTTGATTCGATGTGTTTATCTGCAATGCAGCAAAGTTAGCCGCGTCAGGCTCGACCGTGAAGACCAGCGCAAAGCGTTGAGCCAATGCTGCGGGGTAAATGCCGATGTTGCCGCCAGCTTGAATAGCTGTCCTGAAGTCTTTGCACAGATCCAATGACGCATAGAGGTCGGGCGCTTCTGCAAGCGCAGCAAAAAAGCAATGCCTGTCTTTTTCTGGGACAGCCCAGCCGCTACGATATTGCATACGCCACCCGAGTTTGCTCCCAAGGCCGAGGCTTGCCGTGAAACGCCACAATCTTGTCATTGGGCTTCAGGCCAACAGTCAGAACATCAGCCTTAAACGACACGATGCCTTGCGTGATGTCTTGCCAGTAAGTAACGTTTTTATCCCGCAGCGCCCACTCAAGATAGACTTGATCCCCGCCGTCACAGTAGCGATCCCCGTCGAGGAACTGGTCGTACAACTCGGTGTGCGGCTTCGACCAGTACATGAGGCTCGACTGCATCGCGTTCGGGTTTGTTTTACCCCGGTAAAAGTCGCGCAGGATGACGAAATCGTGGCCCTTGGCTGCGTCAAGGATCTCAAGGCAGTCACCCACGAGGATTGTGTCCAGATCCATGTACAACGCGCTTGGCAGGCGAAATAGCTCAATCTTCGACCACCAGCCAGCCCAATCGTTGACCAGCGGGATTGTCGCGCAGTCCAGATCCATGTCGGTGAGGCAGACGAAATCCTCGCCGGGTAGGAATTTGGCACATTGAGCCTGAAGCGCGTAAACGTGCTTCGGTTCGTAGTCGCCACCAGACTTTAGGACGCAGGCAATCACACGCTGAATATCCCGACAGCCATCACCTCGACACCCGCGCCGGTCGTGACTTTCCACGCGCCATCAGCCGATACAGCATTGACCTCGACGTTATATACGCCAATGCCTGAGCCGGGGCTTGCGGGACAGACCGTATGCGTCAGGATGCCCGTGCCAGAGCCGTCAACGAGAACAACGTTGCCCGTGGCGGCTGTGGTGACCGTGCAGATCAGCCTGTGGATGTAGTCGCCCTTTGCACCCGCTGTGCCGAGCACTTGCGCGGTTGCGCTGGCTGCAACGTGCTCATATTGATATCGGTACGGATACGAAACGCCGCTCATAGTCGCTTCCTTTGATTAGATTGCTGATGGGTCGCCCACATATCGTTCAGGGTCACTTCGTTTTCAGGACCAACGATTAGGGGCTTGATCCTGTCGGGTGCTTTCGTCGCAGGCTCTTTGCGCCAGACAATTGCTAGCATCCGCAGGGCATCTGCCGGGTGGCTCGTCCAATCGTGCCGCGGGGTCTGCCGGAACGCTTTCTTATCTTCGTCGTACTCTCGCTGGTACTGGCGCAGAGCTTCCATGCCTTCGTCGCACTTCTCAGCGTCGAACCATGTCATCGGCAGCATCTGGCGCACGGCTTGGATGCCATCCTGAACGCTTAAATCGGGGACGATGGCAAGGTTGTTGATGCCCAAGTGTTCAGCCATCTGCTCGATGATCGACTTGCCGCCCGAGGCTAGGGTCTTGGCTCGGGCATCGTGCGGGAGGTAATGCTTGCCGTATCGGTAGGGCTTCGCTTTAATGACTGCGGCGAGTTCGTTGATATTCGCCCCGCTGACGGCGTAATAATCAATAACGTGGATCTCACCCCGGATCACTTGGTAGAACCAGATCGCGGTATCGTCGCGGTATCCCAGATCCCAGGCGGTATGCACAAGCACTTCGGGCTGGTAGTCCACCCGGGTGATGCGGCCTTCTTCAGCGGCCTCGCGCATCTCTGTCCCGTAGAACGCACCGAGGATTGCGGCCTCGAAGCTGCATTCGTACTCTTGATCGTACTGGTCTTTGCTTAGCTGCGCCTTGGCTGCGGCAAGCTCACCAGCAGGTAACAGACCCGACTTGCTGGCGGGTAGCTCAAGCAAGAACCATTCGTCCCTGAGCCGCTCGGCAGTCTTGCGTATGTCCCAGAACTGGTTCTTTCCCTTGGGAGTCCCGCCGAAGACCGCCCAGCCCTGCCGGTCAGAGAGCGCCGGACGAATGACGTTACCCCAGACGCTAGGCTTGAAATCCCCGAACTCGTCCATGTAGATCCCGCTAAACCCAAGGCCCCGGATCGCATCAGCGTTATCAGCGCCGAACAGCCGGATCTTGGCCCCGTTGATGAGCGTCACGGTTAGCTCTGCCTCGTTGCTGTCGGCTGAGATCGGCTGCGCGTAGTGCTTGAGGTAATCCCAAACAACCGACTTAGCCTGGCTGCGGAACGGCGCAACGAAGCCGAACAGCGGCATCGGGTCCTTCGACATGATCGCAGCGCGGATAATGTCGTTGATCGCTGCCACCGTTTTCCCTGCCCTACGGTGCGCGACAAGACACGCCCAGCGGTGTGTGCGGTTGTGAAACGGCATGAACGCTTTTCTAGGCGCATAGGGGAGGATTATTTCTCGGACTGCCATGTGATCTTGAGTTCTTGCGGGCCACCGTCAGGGCCGGATGTTTCATGCCTCTGCGTTTCAGCCCATCGCATCTGCGCCTTCGTCCACCAGATCATCGCGGTGGTGTCCTGGCCCACCGTAGCCTTGTTGAACAAGGTCTTAGCCACCGCAGCCGAGGCTTGAGCCTTGCCCAGACCTAGCTCGAGGTCGTAGTGCTTGCGGAGCGTTTCAGGAGCTATGCCAATCAGCGCGGCGATTTGATCTTGAGGCAAGCCGAGTCCTGAGGCGCTTTGAGCCTGTTGCCTTGTTTTGTCCGTTGGTCGGTGCGGTTTAAATGACATTCTTTTTAAGGAAGCGGAATTATGCTGCTTTCTTTAATGAAATGAAAGGGTTGCCGGTTGATTCCAGCGTTGCTGTCTGTCCTGTGAATTCCTGCCAGCGTTGGACGATTACATCGCAGTATTTGGGGTCTAGTTCCATGTTCCGGCTTACGCGCCCAGTCTTCTCGCAGGCGATGCAAAGGCTTCCGCTGCCACCAAACGGTTCGAAGACTACGGCCCCCGCATTGCTTGAGTTCAGCACCGCCCTTTCGATCAATTCGACCGGCTTGGTGGTTGGGTGAAGTGGGCTGCTTTTGGGCCTTTTGCACTCCCAAAGGTCGGATTGCTTGCGGTCTTTAACTGTCCACAGGCGTGCGGCTTGCTCATTCCATCCGTACCAAATCGGCTCATACTGGGTGTGGTAGTCCTTGCGAGACATTACCAACTGATCCTTTGCCCAAATAATTGTGCTTGACCAATGGAAACCACCATCACGTAAAGCCTTGTCAATCGCAGGCCATTCGGATGGCCCCATCACGCAATAAAGAGGACAACCAGGC